GTCGCCCTTTGCGGCCAAGCCACAGAAAACACCAAGGCGGCGGGCAGGATTATCGACCTGTTGACCCGCCTAAACAGGCCTGAAGGCGGAGCGACGGCGGCCAACGATCACGAGCCGGTACAAGGAATGGGTACGGACTCTTCAACTATAAACAACAATGCAACTGGAGTACAACAATGAGCGCACAACCACAGGCTAAGCCAGCCGCTATGAATCCGAACCATGTTGATGTGGATGCATTGAGTGATCTATATGAAGACCTCGGTGACGTGATAGCGGTAATCAGAGCCTATGAAAGTATCGGCGTCGAAAACAGTAAACCTACCGTTACTGGTAATGAGGTTTCCGTTTTGATGGGCGTTATTATTGGTCAATTGCGCCCTATCCAGACGTCCCTTAATCAATTATGCGGTTTTAAAGCATAAGAATCCGCCAGTAACCCAAAAACAATAAAGAAGACTGTGCTTGCCCCGTCAAACTCAATTTTTCAGCATTTCATCGAAGGCTTTCTAAACGGCGTGTTTAGCCTAAAGCGTCGTTTAACCTTGGCCTTGGTATCAAAAAAAGAGAATTGCTGTTTTAGCGAAGTTTTGAACGGGTTTTGAAGGCGGTTTCCGCCATTACTTTAACCGAAGATTTGAAAAGAGAGGTCAGCAACCATGAAATTAAGTATCGATCATTTAGCAATACAACATATTGTTAATAGCTTAAGAAGTAATCTGGCTGATGTGGTCGGGAAAGGTGAAGTGCCTATTTTGGAATATCAAGACGAATTGGGCGAAACCTACCAATTGACGCTAGTCGCTACAAAGAAATTGCCTATTGATTATCAAAAACTACGGCACGTTATTCACGGCCTAAGCGGTGATCTGAATGAGGTCTGTGACACCAGTGAAGTACCTGTTTGCGAATATCAAAACGAATTGGGCGAAACCTGCCAATTGAAGCTGGTAGCCACCAAAGATAAGGGCAACCTGATTTTAGGCGGAGAACAGTTTTATTGCATATCGCAGGGTTCTGCTGGGTAACAATTGAACGACATGGAACCCGGAACCGGTCCACAACGTTATTAGCTACAACATTGCCCCCTGGTTCCACTATCAACACTATTTACAATTATTTATAGGTATAAAACATGACTAACGTTAACGCATTATATGACGACTTGGCGCATATTGACGCTATGAAAGAGCATTTGCTTATTCAGAAACAGCAATATACTGAAACTACAGGTAAAGCGAGCGAATCACAAAGGGAGGTTTGGAAATGCCGGGTCAAACTGGACGGCTTAAAAATACAGCTCAAGGCACAAGACGGTAATAAAGAACAGTGGTTGGTTCAGCAGGTAGCCGAAGTGGAAGATGAATATGACCGCTTGGCGCAAGAGACCGAACAATTGTCCAGGAGACAGCAAGAACTGAATGAAGAAATCTTGCTGCAAGAACATGCAATTGCCAATAATCATTTGCTCAATCATGTCACCTTGAAAGGGGTGCTTGAGCATCAGGACAATATTAGCCAGGCGGCAGCGGAAGTTGAACGCATTAACCAGCTCATCCAGGATCAAACACCGCTTATTAATGCATTGACTACCGCTGAGTTGCCCTTGAATAGCTTGCTGGAGCAGAAAGAAGATATTCTTGCCGATATTGCCGCCGGTACGAGTTCTGAAAAAGAGTTGGATGACATTAACCAACAAATAGAACAGGTTCAGGCCAATATTGAGCAAGCGCAGGAAAAGGCGGATAGAGCCAAGGCCGCTAAGATAGGGCTTGAGCGTAAACTTGAAGAGGCAAATCAAGTATTAGCTGGATTGGAAGATAAAAGCCAGGGTGTGCGGGAATGTCTGTTACACGCGTTGGCCGAAGAGGAAGGTCAAAACTATTTCAAGATAGCCGAGCAGCTTCAAAAATCGTTTGTTCGATTGATGGGCTTGCATGCCTTAATACAACAGCAATCGCCCAAGCGTATCGGTATTTGCATGAATAATCGGGAGTTAAGAATACCCGGCTTTAGGCTTGGGAGTGCTGGGCAATATATGACTGAAAAAGACACTTGGTTTTTTGATTGGGATAAAAAATTCGCTTACGGAAATAGTGAGCGGGAATCGATGACAGTGGAGTTGCAAAAGCTCAAGCATGCAGGCGTAACGATTATTTAACAACCGTTAAGCACTGGTGCGGGTTGCGCCAGTGCTTAAGTTTTCGTCAATAGTGAGGGGGCAAGTCATGAGTAATTCGCATAACCAACAAATGAAATTGATCCATGTTGCCAAGCGTGATTTGAAATTAGCCGATGAGGATTACCGGCGTATTATTCGGGAGGTGGGCGGTTCGGCTTCCGGGTCAGCCAAAGACTTGACCGACAGAGGCGCTAACCGGGTATTGGATCATTTCAAAACATTAGGCTGGATGCCGTCCAAATTAGGCGGGCAAGCCTTGCCCGGCCTGAAAGGCCAGCGTGTCGGCATGGCAACGCAAAAACAATTGGCCCTGTTGCTGAGCCTTTGGAGCGACGCGGCCAGAACGCCAACAGAGGCCGCTTTTAATCATTTCTTACAGAGCCGTTTCGGCATTAGCCATTATCGTTTCTTGCCCCTGCATAAGGTCTCTAGTATCAAGGCGGCGCTGGATTCGATGATTGCACAAAAGCAGACGGAAGCGACGCAAACAACCGTCCAACAAGCCAAAGCGTAAGGCGTGAAAGATTTCACGGCTTTTAAGCTTAGTGGCAATCAATAAAATAGGGGGGAACTAATTCGCGTCCTTGAGGTTATTTGTTTTGGAACTTATCCCCGCTATTACCCCTCAAGAGCTGGCTTTGGTCGATGCTAAACAGCTCCCGCCGCAAGCCAAAGTCATTGTTAATTTAATTGGGATCGAAGATGCCTGGACGCTCTTGTCTGATCGTGGCGGTAAAGAAATTACAGTTCCCCTAGGTGAGCGCACAGGCGCCTATCTGCATCAACTCCTTCCTGAATCATCTGCCGCCGCCTTAATTAAAAGGTTTGCCGGAATGCGTTTAACCCTTCCGAAAACGGACAAGATCGTTATACAAATTCGGAACCATAGAATTTACCAAGCTAAAGCCCACGGCGCGACAACCACCCATTTAGCCAGACGCTATCAGTTGACCAAACGCAGCATTATTTTGATTTGTACGCGAATGAATGCCGGTAACCTGTTTTAAAAGGGCTTCAACAGTGGTTAAAAATGTCTTCAAAAAATCCAGCCGCCAACGGCGTTAACTCCATCCATTATTAAACTTGCGTATGTTTGATGTGTTGAAAAAAGCCGGTAAAAAGCTGCTAGGCACTGAGATAGCCTCGCGTACATCCGACCCTAACTTTTACGGCGTACTCCAATTTTTGCCCAACCCCGACACGATTCTGCGCAAGATGGGCAAGAGTCAGGAAGCGTTTGATGCGATTGTGGCTGACGCGCACGTTATTGGTGAGTTGCGGCCGATGCGGGCCAATATCATTGCTCATAAATGGCGGATTTTGCCGGGCGGCGATAGGCTTGAGGATTTGCGGGCATTTGAACTGGCACAAAAGGTTTACCGTCAGCGACCGGCACCGGGCATGGGTTGGCCGGACGTGTTTTGGACTATGCAGGAAGCCGTTTTACGCGGCCAGCGGATTCATGAAGTCATTTGGGAGTTGGTTGACGGTTTGCAAGTGCCGGTTCAAGTATTAGACCGCCCTAATCACCGCTTTATTTACGATATAGAGAACGAATTAAGGCTGTTAACCCGAGAAAGCCCGGTGACCGGTGTGCCAGTCGATCCCTACAAGTTTTTAGTGTCCAGGCACATGCCCAGTTACGATAACCCGTATGGTGTGGCGTTGTTGTCCAGTTGTTTCTGGCCCTATACGTTTAAGCATAACGGCTTCCGTTACTTTACCAAGTTCTGCGAGAAATACGGGATTCCGTGGGCGGTTGGCAAATACCCGGCGGGTACCGGGCAAGCGCAAATTGACGCGCTGGCGGATGGACTGGCCAGGATGGTTGAAGATGCGATTGCAGCGATACCGGATAGCGGTAAGGTCGAGCTGATCGAGAGCGGTGGCTCTTCAAAACAATTGCCACAAGAGCGGCTGATCCAGGTTTGCAATGCCGAAATGAGTAAATGCCTGAATTCGCAGACGCTGGCAACTGAGATCAACGGACAAGGCAGCTTTGCGGCGGCACAAACGCATCGTGGCCGTGAACAGGAGAATGGTGCGGCTGACCGAGAAATCGTTGAGGCGACTAACAATCAGTTATTAGCTTGGCTCACTGAACTTAATTTTGCCGGTGCTGCTCAGCCTCGCTTTGAGTTTTATCAGGAGTCTGAGGCGAGAAAGGATTGGGTTGATGTGTTTTCCGTCACCAGGGAGTTTTTAGACGTTCCGGTTAAGTTTGCTCATGAGCGGCTTCAGATACCGATGCCCCAAAAGGATGAAGCAGTCCTTCAGCGCAACGCCCGTAAAGTGCCGCTGAAGCAATCGGACTTTGCGCAACAGCCCACTAAGTACCTGGAACAATGGATTGAAATTTTCAGAGGAGGTGTATCGGATGGCGGTGGGCAACTTCATCAATTTACCGTGGAAGAATTGGACGAAGTGATTGCCAATTTTGACCCGAATAATCCCCCGCCTTATGTGATCGGCCAGCCTAAAGATACTGTTCCGTCTCATGTTCTTGCTTACGGCTGGGTGCAAGCCTTAAAGCGTGATGGTTTAAGCCTTTGGGCTAAAGGAACCAAGATAGAACCGCAATTTGATAACATTATTAAAGAAGGTCGTTATGATAAACAAGCGGCTAGGATAATGCCAACACCCAGCGGCTGGAAATTGATTCATGTCAGTTTTCTGGGTGTGGTTCCGCCTGTTACCCAAGGTTTAAAAGGTTATATGGAGATTTATCCGCCTGAAATAACAGGCTGGTATGATTTTTATTTGTGATGATTGTAAACAGGTAACGGTTTGATGCTCAGTATTGCTACCGTCCCCCACCTTACGCCCAAAGCGTGTTTACCTCTGAATCAAAGTATAGATCAACGCTACATAAACATTAATAGTCGGAGTGCATTATGATTGAAATAGATGATCGTGAAGTTTTAGCCATGCTGACCAGAGTGCATGAGCGTATTGGCGACATGCGTCCGCTGCTGGCTGAAATCGGCGAGGATATGAAGGCTTCGACCAAGAAACGCTTTGACACGACGACTTCTCCGGGCGGCAGCCCATGGTTAGAAAATAGCATATCGACTCTACAGTATAAAGAGGGTAATACGCCACTGACCGGTGAAACCGGCATACTGCATAGCTCTATTGATTTCGATGTGCTTTCCGAGACTGCGGTCGAAATAGGTAGCCCAATGCAATACGCGGCTATGCAACAGTTTGGCGGCACTAAGGCCGAATTTCCGCAGTTGTGGGGCGATATTCCCGCGAGGCCGTTCTTGGGCATGTCTGAAGAGGATAAAGCCAATATTTTAGATTTATGTGTCGATTATTTGCGTTAACTTGAGTTTTAAGGAGCTTAAAACGTTTTTGTAAACTTCTTTACAGTGGTAATGGCGCATCAGTTGGGTTTAAATGGTGAATGTTTGGCTAAATAAATATGCCAATTTTTTTGAAACTGGTGCCAAATATCACGCCGCCGCACACTGCCCGGCTTGTGGCAGCAACCAAATTATGAAGTCTGGCCGTAGTGCAGAGGGTACACA